TTATTCTAATTTGTCAAGTCTTTTAAGGGGTATTTATTGAATATATTAAAATTATTTAATCGTAATAAAGCCCCTATCCCTTTTCATCCTTATCGTGAATCTCTTGGTATGTTTGGTATCACCCCCCCAAACTGGAACCAAGAGAGTTTTCTTAATGCCTATGGTTCAATAGGTTGGCTTCACGCCGTTGTCTTTCGTATAGCTCTAGGCTGTAGTGAAGTAGAGTGGACTTTATTTGATACTTCTAATTATGACAAACCAAAACAGATATTCAAGCATCCTATCCTCTCTCTCTTACATCAAGTCAACCCCTTCCAGACTTCAAATGAATTCATTGCCTTAGATACGATTTACAATGAGCTAATCGGTGAGTCGTTTTGGGCTTTGAACTTTAACGCTCTGGGCGAACCTGCAGAAATTACCCTACCTTATCCGAATAAGATGTCTGTGGTGCCTGATAAATTCTTCCCTTTTGTTAAAGGCTATGTTTATGGTATAGGCGCAGATGCGGTTCCGTTTAATATAAATGAGATTATACATTTTAAATATCCCAACCCACTTAATCAATACCGTGGACTTGCGCCGGCAAAGGCTATTGGAATTAACCTAGATGCAGAACAGAACGCTGATAAATGGGTAAATCAGTTCTTTTACAACTCGGCTAGACCTGATGGTGTTATACAGTTTGACTATAATTTATCCGATGAACAGTTCGAAAAGCTAAAAAAGCAATGGAGTGAAAAATACAAAGGTGTTTCTAAAGCTCACCAGGTAGCTCTTTTAGAAGGCGGTGGCAAGTACCTCCAAATCCAAAACACTATTAAGGATATGGACTTTGCCAACCTCAAACAAAAGAATAGAGATGTAATTCTGGGTGTATTTGGTATGCCTCAATCTGTAATGGGCATATCAGAGAACGTCAACAAGGCCAATGCAGAAGCGGGGGATTACACCTTTGCTAGATGGATAGTCAAACCTAGATTAGACTGGAAGAAAGCCAAGATTCAGGAACAACTAATACCGAAGTTCCGTAGGTCGGAGAATCTTGAAATAGGCTTTAAGGAAGTTGTACCCGAAACTACCGAACAGAAAATTAGTGCTGCCGAATCTGGTATGAGAGCGGGTTATCTAACAATCAATGAAGCTCGCAAACAACAAAATCTTGACCCTCTTCCCAACGGTGATGTTCTATTAGTGCCTCTTAATCTTATACCTACACCCACTAATGGGAAGGACGCGTTATCTCCACAAAAACACATAGAGGCAATTATCAAAACATATTTGGCTAGTGCGGGTAAAGAACCTGCCAAATCTAAAGGCTTAACCCCAGACCAGAAACGCCTCCATTGGGAAGCCTATGCCCAGAAAACAGAGAGAGAAGAGGAAGTATTTAAGAAAGTATTTAATGACGTTTTTATGCATCAAAGTAGCTTTATGAGCGACTATTATGAAAAGCATGGTGAATTGCCAGTATTGAATGATGATGAAACGGCTAAAAGATTTGAGGCTGCTATACAATTAGTTTATGAGGATGCTTTTGAGCAGGCGATTTAGTTTTTAGCAATTGACGATATTTACCAGTTTCTACACATAGAGTATGAGTTTTAACGATTTCGGGCAAATCATTAAGGAGTGATACAAATCTTTCATGCCACATTCTCATTGTATGTCTTTTTATTCTCTCATCAGGAATGGTAGAAACCATATTTAATGCCTGAAATTGCTTAGAGAGTAATCGTGCTACTTTCCTAGAATAAATTGCATATTGGGGATTCGTAAGAATGCTAGAAACCAGATTTATTTCAGATTGAGAATTGCCAAAAGTATATTTATCCATCTTCTCCACTCCTTAACATATTGCAATGCGTTGCAGAATCTATTTAACTTTGTAAACTGAATTATTACAATTAGGGTTCACACAAAGTCTATATCCTTCATCCCTTGCCTTTTTGTCTTGTGGCAATTTACCGATACTATTACAAATGGGGCATTTACCCTTCTTATATACTTTTATAGCCATTTTGTGCCTCCTTAACTTTGATTATCTTAATTATAAACTACTTATTCTAATTTGTCAAGTCTTTTAAGGAATATATTTTAGGAGAATGAAACAATGAATGTAATTGATTTAACTCTTGAGATGGAACGCAGGGCTAAGAATCCTAACCCTTGCGATGGTTGTGAAATGGGATATGAAAGTATAGGGCAATATACAGATTCTAAAACGGGTCATTTGATGCAGGAATCACACAGTTGTTCAGAAACTTGTGAAAGGTTAAAGAATTTTAAATGGCAGCAAAGCAATTAGATCCTTACGCTTTAGAATGGATTAAATTACGTTCTTTAACTCTAGCCAAATCTATCAATAAGACTACACTAGAGGCTTTAAGGAACGAATTAAGTCTAGGTTTTGAAGCGGGTGAATCTATACCTCAACTTACCAAGAGGATTGAGGGATACTTTATTGAGAACGCTAAAAGCAGGGCTGAGACAATTTCACGGACTGAAGTTATAGCCAGTGCAAACGAAGGTGCTTTACACAGATTTGAAACTGAGGGTGTAGATAAAAGTGAATTTCTAGCCGCTCCTGATGCATGTGAACAATGCTTACCTTATAATGGCAAGATATATCCTACCAAAGAATCACATGGTATTATCCCAATTCATCCTCGGTGTCGCTGTGTGTGGTTGCCTTATTTGGAGTAATAATGGCAGGTGTTACAATCAAGAGTTATCGCAAGGAAAGAGAAAGAGAAATCATTGACGGCTTACAGAAAGGACTAGAAAAAGTCGGTCTAATTGTAGAGCGTCAAGCCAAGATAAATGTTTCACAATCTACAGGGCACCCGCAAGTTCAAACTGGCAGATTAAGAGCTTCAATTACACACGAAACAGATAATGATTCTGTAACGATAGGAACTAATGTCAAATATGGGGCCTACCTAGAACATGGCTCGGCACATAACCCTCCATACCCCTGGCTCTACCCTGCCGTGGAGTCTGAAAAGTCTAAAATCATAGAAGCCTTAAAAGGCAAATTTACAATAGAGTGAGGTAATAATGGCAATTACGATTGCAGTGTTTGGTAAATATAAACTCATTCTCCACTTGATAGATATTGACCCGTCTGATGGTAATGTTCAGATAGGGTTAGAACTATCGTGGAAATAGGGGGTAAGTAATGGATATGATTTTCAAAACCTTCAGAGCTGAATTAAAAGAGGCAGACGAAGATGGTTCGCTTAATATGTTTATTCCTGTCTCTAGTGGTAAGGCTGACCGAGATGGTGAGGTTGTGGAGCCTCAAGCGTTTAAGAAAACTCTCAAGGAATTTATGAAACACCCTGTCTTAGTGGCTTCGCATGACTACCGAGACTTGACTAATCAAATCGGTGAGTGGTCTAAACTCAAGATTACAGATGAGGGGATAGAGGGGAAGCCTAAGTATTATATAAATGCGGGAAACGAGCAAGCCGACTGGGCATATTATTTGGCTTCTAATGGCAAGGCTGCTTATTCTATTGGTTTTATGCCTAAGACCTGGGAAGACGGTGACGGCGTAAAAGAGCCTAGACGGACTTATAAAGAAATTGAACTCTTGGAGATTAGTCAGGTAATAGTTCCGTCAAATCGTGATGCCATTCAATCTATGCGTTCTAAGTCGGTTGACCCCGTGATATGTGAAATATGCGATGAGGTTGAAAGCGAATTAGAAAACGAACCAGAAGTAATTAAAGAGATAATTACCAAACCAGAGGAAACAGACGAATTTATAAGAATTCCCGTTAGGGAGTGTGAAGTTACTGCCACAATAGACATCTCAAAGAAAGAAGGAATCTCAGCTTTATATTGTGGCAAGGAAAAACAGGTAAAAACATATCTCTTTAGAAAAGACAAGGGATGGACTATGAGTGAAGCTAAAGCGTGGGTAAAAGAACACGAAAAGAAAACCGCCCATGATGTTAGCCAATCTGAAATCATAGATGAAATAGACTATCTTAAAACCCTTATAGAAAAAGAGGGGCTTTCAGATGACGGAAAAGAATCATTTGAAGATTTAATGCGTGTGTCAGGATACGACAATCCTGTTGAAATAGAGACTCATGTACTAGAAGTACAAGGAGATAATCCTGCGGAGACGGAGGATTCAATCACTTATTTAGAAATAAAAGAAGCTATCAAGAGGATAGCAAATACTAAAACGGAGGAATAAAATGTTGACAGAAGAACAGAAATTAGAACTGGACAAAGATATACAGGAAATTGTAGATGCCAGAGTCCAGACACAGGTTGAGGAAAGGTTGGCTAAAGAAATAGTCAAACGATTTTCACCCAATGAACCAGAGGTTACAGTTACTACGGATGCAGGAGACCAACCTTGGGAATCTCTAGGGCAGCAACTTATAGCAGTTAAAGACTTTGCTATGACTGGCGGGCTAAGGGCTGACCCCAGACTTAAAGCACCTACCGGACTTTCAGAAGGGCAACCTTCAGAAGGTGGCTTCCTTGTCCAGACCGACTATGCCACTTCGCTTTTAGAGAAGGTTTATGCCGACTCTAGCGTAGTATCTCGTGTAACCCGTATGCCGATTAGTGCTAACTCTAATTCAATTAAAATACCAGCAGTTAGCGAAACTTCAAGAGCAGATGGGTCAAGGTTTGGTGGAATCAGGGCTTACTGGTTAAACGAGGCTGGGACTAAGACCGCCTCTCAACCAGCCTTTGAGCAGGTGGCATTGGAACTCAAGAAACTAATTGGTTTATGCTATGTAACTGATGAACTCTTACAGGATGCTCCAGCACT